TGGGGGATCTGGCAACCATCAGGAATTACGACCCGGGTCGTGACCCGGCCGAGATCGGCTGGCCGCCGACGCTCCCCATTGAAATCGCCCTCAAGACCGCGCCGATGTCCGACATTCGCGACGCCTATGGCTACTCGTCCGAGGAGTGGTCGGCGTTGCGTGACAACCCCGAGTTCCTGGCCGACCTCGCTGCCGCGGTGCAAATGGTCAAGGAAGAAGGGATGAGTTTCAAACTGAAGGCCCGCCTCCAGGCCGAGGAGTTGCTCAAGACCAGCTGGAGGCTGATCCATGCACCGATCGACGAGGTCCCGAGCTCGGTCAAGGCTGATCTCATTAAGGCGACCGCCCGATGGGCTGGATACGATGCGAAAGACGCCGCCGCGGCCGGCGCCGGCAACCAGCTCAACATCCAGATCAACTTGTGACCCTGATGTGTTCGAGCTCATCCAGCGCTTTCTCAAGTACACCGGGATCCACCCCGAGACGTTCGGCCGGCTCACGGTCAACGACCCCAACCTGCTGTACAAGCTCGAGCGCGGCGACGAGCTCGACGACGAGGCCGAGCGCATGGTGCTGACTTTCATGCAGAACTACGAGGACGACCGGGCATGACTATTCGTGAACAGGGCTGGGAATGTCCTAAGTGTCAGCGGGTGTGGGCGCCCAAGATCAACGCCTGCGGCGCGTGCAACAGCGAGCTTAGTCCACCCGCGTGGGTCGGTAGTCCGAACACCTCGGCAAAGTCGTGGACCCCGCAGTGGAACTGGACCTCGGAAGATCCGAGCTTCACCAGCTGATGGCGACGATCCAGTACACCCCGCCACCGACCATCCGCGAGTTCATCAAGGACCATCGGCCGGCTGAGCTGTTCTACGACTGGATCGTGGGCCCGGTCGGCTCGGGCAAGACGACGGGGATTTTCTTCAAGCTGGTCTACATGGCCAAACTCCAGGAGAAGGGGCCCGACGGCGTGCGCCGGTCGCGCGCGGTGGTCGTCCGCAACACGCTGCCGCAGCTCAGGGACACCACGCTCTCCAGCTGGAATTACTGGTTCAAGGACGGTCAGGCGGGCAAATGGCACGCGACCGACTGGAAGTTCGTGCTCAAGTTCGACGATGTCGAGTGCGAGGTGCTGTTCCGGCCGCTCGATCGGCCCGAGGACGTCGCGCGCGTGCTGTCGCTCGAGGTGACCTTCGCAATCATCGACGAGTTCGTGGAGATCCCCAAGCAGATTGTCGAGGCGCTCTCGGCCCGCTGCGGGCGCTATCCGAGCGCAATCATGGGTGGTGCGACCAACTGGGGGATGTGGGGGTCGTCCAACCCGTCGACCGAGGACAATTGGTGGTTCGAGCACCTGCACGATGCGACCATTCACCTGCAGCCCGACGAGGACCCCGACGCCGCGGTAGACAAGGATGCACTGCTTGGCGCCGCGGCGCGCAACGCCCGTTATTTCCTTCAGCCGCCGGGTCTGTTGAGCGATGGCACGTCCAACCCCGACGCCGAGAATGTCGAGAATTTGCCGGGCGGGCCGGCCTATTACACCAACCAGGCCAAGGGTAAGTCGGAAGCTTGGGTCAAGCAGTTCCTCGAGACCCAGTGGGGCTATTCGATCAGTGGCAAGCCGGTGGTGCCGACGTTCAAGCCCGAGCTGCACGTCGCCAAGGCGGCGCTCAACTACAACCCCAATCTGCCGCTGATCGGCGGGTTCGATCCCGGGCTCGGCGGGTCGGCGATGATCTTCGGACAGGAAGATCTTGACGGCCGGCTGCTGGTGCTCGGCGAGCTGGTCCAGACCGGCTACGGCACGACGCGCTTCATCAGCGAAAAATTGAAGCCCTACCTCAAGCGGCGCTTCCCGCTGCTCGACATGAGCAACTTCATCGTCGCGCCGGATCCGGCCGCGGCCAACCGCGCGCAGAACGACGAGAAAACCGCGGTCGACATCCTCAAGAAGCACTTCAACGTCAAGGTCGAGAGCAACAACCGGCTGCCCTTGCGGCTCGATGCGATCGAGCATTTCACCACCCGGCTGGTCGACGGTAAGCCAGCGCTGCTGGTCGACGCCAAGGAGTGCCCGGTGCTGCTGCGCGCGCTGAAAGGCGGCTGGCGCTACGCGCTCGACAAGAACGAGAATTTGAAGGCCGATGCGGTGCCTGAGAAGAACCCTTACTCTCACCCCGGCGATGCCTTCGGCTATCTCGCGCGCTACTACCATCGACAAGCCGGCAAAGATGCGCGATATATGGCCGCCGGGGTAAAGCCGTTCGTACCGCCGCGGTCCTTCAGTGGCCGCGCGTACCACGTGCGATAAGGGGGGATAATGGCCAGCGCTGCACCGGTCCAACCGCAGGATCCGTCACCGCCGGCGGTCGTCGTCGAAGGCGCCGCTCCGGTGCGCAAGATCGACTCGGCCGTGCTGCGCAACCTGGGGCAGGAGCTCAAGCGGACGTTCGACCAGTTCGCGCAGGACCGCCGGCTGACCGAGCTCAAGTGGGTGCGCAACCTGCGCCAGTATCTTGGACTGTACGACCCCGAGATCGACGGCCAGCTCGGCGCCAACCGCAGCCGCGCCTACCCGCGCATCACCCGCGTCAAGTGCATCAGCATGCTCAGCCGCATCATGAACCTGATGTACCCCGGCAATGAGCAGAACTGGGAGCTGCAGGCGTCGCCCAACGCCGAGATGGACCCCCAGGATGTCGCCCAGGCGGTCCAGGAGCTGATCCAGGAGCGCCAGAAGGAGGGTCTCGACACGACCCCGTCGATGGAGATGATCGACGTCGCGGTGCAGCGCCTGGCCGACAAGCGCGCTTACGAGCTGTCCGAGCTGATCGACGATCAGCTGCAGGAGATCGGCGGCGACCAGACGCTCGACATCATCGCGATCGACCGCAAGGTGGCCCAGTCGGGCATCCTCTACGGGCTGGGCGTGCTCGAGGGGCCGTATGTCCGCACCGAGCAGCGCACCGGGTGGATGTCGACCCAGGATGGTACGTTCAAGCCATTGGTGCGGACCATCCGCAAGCCGCAGTTCGACTTCTGCTCGGTGTGGGACTTCTACCCCGACATGAGCGGCCGCTCGCTGCCTGGCGAAGGATACTTCATTCGCAAAGTCATGGGCCGCGCGCAGGTGCGCAAGCTGGCCGACCGGCCCGATTTTTTCGGCGACGAGGTCAAGAAGTACCTCAAGAACAACCAGACCGGGAACTACAAGCCGCGCGAGTTCGAGACCGATCTGCGCACGATGGGCACCAAGTCGAACATCAACGACGTGCCCAAGCAGGACCAGTCGAAGTACGAGATCATCGTGTGGAAGGGCCCGGTCAGCGCCAACAAGCTGATCCAGCTCGGCGCCGATGTTCCCGAGGACAAGAAGGCCGACGACGTCGAGGCCGAGGTGTGGCTGATCGACGGCAACGTGATCAAGGCCGACATGAACCCGTGGCGCAAGCTCGGGCTCGAGGTCAAGACCGTCCACACTTTCGTGTTCGACGAGGACGATACCTCGCCGATCGGCAACGGCCTGCCCAACGTGGTGCGCGACAGCCAGATGTCGATTTGCGCCGCAACCCGGATGGCGCTCGACAATGCCAGCATCACCTGCGGGCCCAACCTCGAGCTCAACACCGCGCTGCTGCGCGCCGACCAGGACCTGACCGCGATCGAGGCGTACAAGATCTGGTACCGCGACGACGAGGGGCTGACGGCGCAGTTCCCGGCGGTGCGCAAGGTCGAGATCGACGGCCACTTGGCCGAGCTTGAGAGCCTGATCAAGCTGTTCATGGACATTGCCGACCTCGAGACGTTCGTCGGCCCGGCCACCGGCGGTGACGTCGCCAAGACCCCGTCGGAGCCGATGCGCACCGCCGCCGGTGCGTCCATGCTGCGGGGCGACGCGGCGCTGCCGTTCAAGGACATCGTCCGCAATTTCGACACCTACAAGCAGTCGGTGATCCTGAGCCTCGTGCAGTTCAACAAGAAGTTCAACCCGGGCCTCGCAGCCGAGGGCGACTTTAACGTCATTGCCCGCGGCGCGACGAGCCTCATCGCCAAGGAGGTCCGCGGCATGCAGCTCGACATGCTGGCGCAGACCATGACGCCCGAGGAGCGCGATCACGTCGACGAGCGCAAGTTCATGGAGCAGCGCTTCGCGGTGCGTGACATGTGCTCGCTGCTGCTCCCCGAGGAAGAGGCCGAGCGCAAGAAGGACGCGCGCAATCAGCAGGCGGCGCTGATGGCCGACCTCGCCAAGCGGCTGCAGGAGTCGGAGGAGCGGCTCAACTTGGCCAATGCGTACAAGAACATCACGCAGGGGCAGAAAAACTCGGCCGCGGCCGACGCCCAG